GCTACTATTACAGAAATGACAACAGTAGTTTTAACAGATATTGCACTGCACTTAGTTGCTTTATCTAAAGTAGTTACTGGTAGTCCTGTTATTATAAAAGCTATTAAAGTAACTAAAAGTATAGTATCTACTTTAATAGTGTCCTTATTTAAGTTATTACCTAAAACCTTTAATATTGCTTCTACAGCAACTATTAGTATTATTAAAGGTTTTTACAAAACTATAACAGATTCAGTCACTGCTACGGTTAGTTTAGCTAGGCATTTAATACTTGGTAAAGTTTTAAGTGTAGCCGTCACAGGAACAATAAGTCTTAAAAAACTAGTAAATAAGTTGCTTTATATCCAAAGTTATGTTATAATAACCCTGACCAAGGGACTGCAACATTTATTTACAATATCAGTTACTAGTTTTGCCAGTTTATTAGGGCAGGTTTCTCCTATCTTTGGGGCAATCTCAAGCAATGTATATTATGCTATACAGCGACTACGCAGTATAGATTTGGTTAAAATCAGAACTATTTTCTTGGATAAAAATAATGGCAAATAGCTTTACCTATAAAATAACTAGCGAGAATGAGTTATTTACTTTTAACTATAGCCAGGTATTAGATCCTGCAGAGACTATTAGTTCTGCTACTTGTACTGCTATTACTATGAACGGTACAGATACTAATCCTTCTGCTATCCTTTCAGGTAATCCTATTATTAGTGGTGCTAACGTATCACAGCGTATTATTAATGGTGTAGATGAGAATACTTATCGTTTAGAAATGGTAGCTACTACTTCTTACGGAAACATCTATACAGCCGTGGGTGACTTACCTGTTTATACTGCAGGCTCTAATCTGATATGAGTTATACTCCAAGCTATCTACGTGGCGATTGGAAAGCCCTGTGTGATGTTTGTGGAAGACAGGTTAAGGCTTCCGAGCTAAGACAACGTTGGGATGGTTTTAAAGTAGATGATCGTTGTTGGGAACCTAGACAGCCTCAAGACTTTGTAAGAGGTGTTGCTGACTATCAAGCCCCTCCGTTTACTAGACCAGAACCAGAATGGATTTTTATTGAGATACTTCCACAAAACGATAATTTAAGAGTCGTTAATGGATATCTATTTAATACACAACTTTTAGGATAAACTATGGGCTATCCATTATTTACAAACAACGCAGCAACAGGAATGGTATATCCTATTTCGTCTTCTGCAACAACGCTTGTTGTCAACGGTGGTTCAGGAAGTCTATTCCCTGCCCCTACTGGCGGTAACTACTTTATGTTGACTTTAATTAGTCAGTTAACAGGTAATATGGAGATTGTACAGTGTACTGCTAGAAGTGGTGATACATTTACCATTGTTAGAGCACAAGAAGGAACTACAGCACAAGCTTTTGCTATTGGTGATGCTGTACAACTTCGTATTACTGCAGGTAGTTTAAGTGCTATTACTAATCCTGTAGTAGTTGATAGTGTAGCAGCAGGTACAGGTATTGGTGTATCAGCAGCTACAGGTAACGTTACAATTAGTAATACTGGTGTAACTAACCTTAATGCAGGAAGCGGTGTTAGTCTTTCAGGTTCTACAGGAACTGTTACCATAACAGCAAATAACGTAGCAAACGCTACTAATGCTACTAATGCAAGTAATTTGATTACTACAAACTTTAGTATTAAAGAAGTTAGTGGTAAATTATATTTCTATTATGGAACAACACAGATTGCTTCATTAGATTCTTTTGGCAATTTTACGGCATTGGCTACAATTACCTCTGCTGGTACACCTTAATTTTAGGAGTTAATTAAATATGGCAACAACATCAATAGGTAGTTCAGGAATAAGTTACCCAAATGGTGCTACAAATGGTGGTTTTATTAATGGTGCTACTGCCGTAGCTTCTACATCAGGAACAAGTATTGACTTTACTAGCATACCTTCATGGGTAAAGCGTATTACTGTAATGTTAAAAGGTGTTTCAACAAGTAGTAACGGAGTATTTATAACGCAATTAGGTGCTGGTTCAGTTACGACAACTGGCTATTTATCAAGTGGTTGGGGTTATTCAGGCGGTACAAATGGATTGGCTACTACTGTTGGTCTTATTTTTCAAGGTCAACCTCCTAATAGTGGTACTGTTTATAACGCTGTTATGACCATCAATAGTTTAGGTAGTAACGCATGGGTTTCCCAAGCAATCATTGCTTCAACCACAGGTCAAGTAGATAAATATGCTAGTACAGGTGGAATTACTCTTGGTGGCACTCTTGATCGTATTCGCATTACAACTACTGCTGGATCAGATACTTTTACTGCTGGCTCAATTAACATTCTTTACGAGTAAATCATGGACAAAATCGAAATTAGTGTAGATGTAATTACTGGTGAAATAACCCAAACTTCAAGACCATTTACTGCTGAAGAATTGGCAAATGCACAAGCTATTAACGCAGAACAAACAGCCACAATAGAAGCACAAGCAACTGCAAAAGCTTCTGCACTAGCTAAATTAACAGCACTTGGTCTTTCCGAAGATGAAGTAAAAGCATTAATAGGTTAATATGACTGTAGAAGCTCTTGAAAATCGTGTAGTACGTTTAGAGATTAAAACAGACAACCATGAAGATGATATTAAAGAGCTTCGCAAGTCCGCTAATGATTTATCTAAAGCTATGGCAAGCATAGAAAAGAACTTAGCACAAATTAAGTACATAGCAATAGGTGCTTTAGCTGTTGTTGTAGCACAGTCTATGGGTATTGATAAAGCAATTAAACTATTATTTGGAACTTAAATGTCTAGTACTTTTACCGTCACACGTGACCAAATTATTCAACTAGCTTTACGTAAGTTAGGTGTTCTTGAGCTTGGTGATACTCCTGATGCAGCCACTACTGCAAACGCTTCTTTAGCTTTAAATCTTTTAGTCAAACAAATGGCTACTCAGGGTTTAAAGATATGGAAAGTAAATGAACTGTATATTCCTATTGTTAACGGACAGACTACTTATTCTATTGGGCCTGCTAGTTTAAATGCTTCTACTGACTTAGATACAGCTAAGCCTTTAAAGGTTATTCAAGCTTGGTTGCGTCAGTACACAGTATCTCCTCCTATTGATACTCCTATGCAAATTCTGAGTAAGCAAGAGTATGACACTCTAGGCTCTAAGTTTTCTACAGGTGTTGCTAACTCTATATACTGCAATGTACGTCAGAACTGGAGTGACTTGTATGTTTACCTAACTCCTAATCAGAATGCTGCTTCACAGTATCAACTGTACTTTGTATGTCAACAGCCTATGGATGATGTCAATACAGGTAGTCAAGTTCCTGACTTTCCTGCTGAATGGATGAATACTTTAGTATGGAACTTAGCAGATCAGTTAGCTATTGAATATAGCGTACCTACTAATCATCGTCAAGAGATTGCTATGAGAGCTAAGACATATCAAGACCAATTATGTGATTGGGATGTGGAAGCTACTTCTACATTCTTCCAAGCTGACCTTCGTATGGCTAACGTAACCTTCGGAAAACCTAACTAATGCCTATTGTTAGAATACCATTGTCTCAACCTATTGAGACTCGTAACGGCTATTTAAACACTGACTCTAAGTGTGTTAATGGTTATTTTGAAGCGACTAACGGCAAGCGAGAGTTTGTTAAGCGTCCTGGTACATCTACGTTTGTCACCTCTCCTACTATGCCTACAGGACAAGGACAAGGATTAACTTACTTTAACGGTAATCTATACGCAGTAGTTGATAACGTAATTTATAAGGTTGTTCCTAGCACTGGTGCAAGAACTACTGTAGGTACAATGACAGGTCTTGTTAACGGTGGTTATGCCACTTGTTACTTTGAACAGACTCTCAACGATACTTATCTATTTGTACATAACCAAGTACATGGTTATACTATTAATGGCAGTACAGGAGCTTTTGTTCAAGTCAAAGATGACAACATTTCTACAGTAACTATTCTTACTGGCGGTAAAAACTATACTAACCCTACTGTAACCTTTTCAGCCCCTTCAGGTGGCGGTACTACTGCTACAGGTACTGTTCAAAGCTATGGTGGTGTTATTACAGGTATTACTATTACTGATGGTGGCTCAGGCTACACAAGCTCAGACACATTAGTAGTTACTATTGTAGACACTGCTGGTAATGCTTGGGTAGGTAATACAGCCTATGCAGCAGGTACAGTACTTGTTAGTTCAGGTAATGTATATTCAGTAACTATTGCAGGAACTACAGGGACTAGTGCTCCTACCTTCACTAGCGGTACTCAGGCGGATGGTACAGCTACTCTACAGTATTTAAACAACACTGATGCAGGCGGTACAGGTGCTGCTGCTACTGCTTTGTTAAATGGCTTTCCTTCAGGTACTATTGTTCCTGGTGCTTGCTAC